GTTATTAAATTTAAAATCTGGAAACATTTTCTCAATAACGTCTGCCACAACGTCTTTCTTAACATTCCCTTTTCCCGCTACCATTTTTTTAACCGTGGCTGGATGATAAAAATACTGTGGTAAAGGATGTGTTAAATACATTGCTACACCAGTTACCTGAAATATTGCTTTTGTAGCCTCATGAAATCTAACAAATCCGTTTTCAAAAGCTACTTCGGTAATTTTATATTCTTTCAAAATATTAATAAGTTTATTTCCAAAAAGATTCAATTTTCCAGAGCGTATTTTCTCATTCTCTGTTTTTATGCTCCCTGCTTTCACTAACAGAGCATCACTTCTGTCTTTGTGAATCTCAAATATTGCATATCCACTATTTCCTAACGCTAGGTCAAGTGCTAACAAATATTTCTTTTCTCTCATCTTTTATTCCTCCAAAAAAATAAGGACTAGGATAATATCCTAGTCCTCTAAATCTATAAAGTTATACTACTTCTTTATTTGATACCAGTCCTTCAACTCCTACACCTGTAACAATCGCCATAATTCCGTATACAAATTGTAGCACTTGTTCTGGGGTAAAGCTGAAATCAGGAAATGCCGCTTGTGCAATCACAACAACTAACCCCGCTAAAGTTGCTTGGAATTTTCTAGATTTAATAAGAGTGGCAAACAAGTTCTCTGTTGGACGCCATCCCTCTAAACCTTCCGCCACAATAAATGCTCCCATAAGCATTAAACTTTGACTAACAACCTCATCTGTGATTGGAAATTCCGGCCACACAGTTCTCACTAAAATAACAAATAATCCAACCAAGACAGCCCAAACAGTTCTTGATGATTTTAATCTATTCCAAAAAGTTAACATTTTTTTAATTCTCCTATTTTATCCTAATGATGATGTAACAATAAGGCCATGCGCCTTAGCGTGTTTATCAATTATTTTTTTTACTTCTCCGCTCTTATATACTTCCGATATGAATTTAGTCCAATATCCTCCAATACGGTCTCCTGTTAGCCAAGCCGCTCCTGGTGCTATAGGTTCTCTATCCAACGTGGCGGCTAGGTAAGGTCTACTATCGTCTGCCCATATAGTACCAGAACTTGTAAAAGTAGTATGTCTAAATGGAGGAGTTCCCCTAGAGCTTGGAGCAGACATTTTCTCCCAATCATTAAACATTTTCATTGTTAAAGTATCGGATTGTTTTTCAATATCGCTCCAAACCCAAGAATCTCTAAAATCAAATGTTCTCGGATACATCACAGGTTTTCCTTTGCTATACGCATATTTTGTAATCTATTCTTTAAATTTTTCTAATATTTCTTTGGATGCGTTTTCCATAACTATTCTGGCACTCTTTTCCACAGCGGTCATCATCTCGCGACTACCAACCATCACTACCATAAGTCATCCTCCCTATCAGGTTTCGCTCTGACGCGCTCCTTAAATTTCTCAGACCACTTACATTTTGGACAAGATACCATAATTTGCCCATCGCGACGTATAGTTTTTAACTTTGTGGAACACTCAGGACATATTTTTCTCCTGCGGTGTTTCATTATTGCTTTCCTTCATCCATAAGACCTGCTATGGGAGAATCTTCAATATCAGATTCAAGCTCTTTTACTTCCTTGGCTAATTCCTTAATTTTATCAAAATCAAATCCTTCAACCAAAGATGAAAACTCTTTTAGTAACCCATTAACAGAAAATCTTTCCTGCCTCGCATCAGAAACAATCCTTTCTAATTTCTTTCTTATTTGTGGCAGGTTTTTTATTTTCCCTCGAACCATCGCCATAAGACCAGAGCTATATATATCGTCTATTTTGATTTTGTCAGATTCGATTTTTATATTGGTAGCAATATCAATAACCGCCATATCAAATACAAGTTCTGCCCCATAAAAATGAGTATCCAGTCCATCAAACCTGTGTTCTTCATCTGGGTTAAAGTATACGTCTAAGTATGCAGATATAATAACCTTTTCGTCAGCTAGGTTAATATAACTATTTACTTTAACTACCGTGTCTTGTTCCCCAAATTCAAACTCCACAACGTCTGGTTTCGGGAATTTTACCAAAATTTTCCTCATCGTTATTCATCCCCGTCTAAATCTTTTTTAATTTGTTCGTCTGTAATAAGTTTACGAAGAGCGGCATTTTCTACTGTTAGGTCTAAGATTGCCTTTTTCATTTCCTCATTTTCTCTTAACAGCTTTTCATTCTGTCTTCCAAGAATTTTATAGGATGTTTCCAATATTGAAATCTGGTTAGCTTGTTTCTTTATTTGCTGACATAGATTTTCATTTTCCTCAGCCCTTGTTTGTGATTTTTTTCTCTCTTCCTCATGTAAGCCTTGTAGTCTATCTATACTATCAATAAGGTTTTGTATTGTTTCAGAATCGGTGTTATCAATCTCAGATGCAGATTTTTCCAACGCCGCCGCTTCCTTCTTCTTGTCGGATTTTTTTTGAAAAAACCGAAGTATGAGTTGCATTGCTCCTGCAACAACGATGGTTATAATAGTGGTAGTAATTTCTGAATCCATGCGCCCATCCTTCGTTGTAGTGCAACATATCGTTTTGTCACACAAACTGTTTCACATGCTCTAAATAGTATCCAACTTCCAAAACAAATGTTCTGGTAAAGTCGAAGACTTGGAGAGATGTCATGTCCAAGGGTGAGTCCGGTATTAGTAAATAGAATTAGAATGTAAAATGTTACTCCTCCTAACCATCCTAAAGATGCCGAAATATAAATCCATTTCCTTTTAGACGTTGATACAATTGCCATATAAACAGACGATATAAGATATACGATAGATATTATAAGTGAAGATGCTTGTATATAAGTCATCTTACAATTTCACTCTATCGCCAACCTTCAAGCCTTCAAGCTCTTTTGTTTTGGCAATTATTGTATTTGTTATACCGTCCAAAGATACTATAAGGCTCGATTGTTTTACCAATACTACCAAGTATTCTTTTTTTACTTTAGCTTTTGGAACATATTGCTTTTTAAGTAATTTTTCTTTAGTAGAGGTTTTTTTTGCTCCTTTTTTTGTTTCTTCCATCTAGACCCTCCTTGTTTATTATTTTAAAAAATAGGGACGGGTTTATTCCCGCCCCTATGGTTTATGGTTATAACATAAAACTAGATTACGACACGGTAAGCGTTACTGACGCATCAATTGCCGTTTTGGCAGTGATGGTGACAGTTATCAAGCTACTACCCGTCGCTACTGTGGTAATTAATCCTGTTTGTGCCCCAATTGTTGCAGTAGCCGTCGTTACACTAGCAAACGTGAGGTCTGCTGGAGAAGGCGTAGAAACTGAGCCATCGCTGTGAACACCCTTAACAATAACCGTCTGTGTATCTGGATGAGTCAATGCAATATCTCCACCAACTATGGCTAAAGCAATACAGTCATCGTACCAGTTTGCACTATCAATTACTCTAGTAATATATCCCAAAACTGATGTTGCTGTGCATGAACCAGAAGTTGGTTTATACGCTAAGGCTCGACCAGTCAAAGGAGTGTTTGCCACGCCATCAGGCGTCATGGACATAGAGAATGCCCCAGACAAAGATAATCTCGGAATTGTAAAAGTTACTTTACCAACAACGTTTGTTGAAGATTCGCTATCTGCCAATTGAGCTTCTAATTCTACTCTTACAATACTAGGGATAACATTAGCATTAACAGTAATCTGTTTTGCGGCGGCATTAAGATTATAGTACCGAGCGCAAACAACGTCTCCATCTACACCATAAGAAGATGTGAAAGTCTTTGTGGCAAATGTAACTCTTTCGATAGTTCCATCAGAGTGAGTTAGCCAGCCATACACAGTTGTACCTTGGTAAGCCAAAGGTGTATTTGTGACTGTTCCACCTGGGACAGCATCTAATGTAATATCTTCCTCATAGAAAACGTTTACACCTGTTGCTAAAGTATCGCCCAAAGTCGATGCCAGGAAATCCAAAGAAAATTGGGTTTCCGTCAGGGTCAGGTTCATTTCTGCCCCGTTGAATAAAATGTATTGGAGGGGGTTACCCTTACCTCCACGAACGTCTGTATTTGATAGAGTCACTTCGACAGATGAGTCCATCAAAGTTTTTGATGTCCCTACCAAATTATCGTTACTATCGTATAAATACGCATCGGCAACGCTTGTCATAAAATATGTTGACATAATTAATCCTCCTAAATTCTATTTTTTTCCAGCCGCACCGGAAACTTTTTCTTCGAAATCTTCGTATCTGACCAGCCCTTCTAATTTATTTTTTGATAAATCAGATAGCCAGTGTTTTATGGCAGATTTATCCTTAAATGTGACAAATCCGCTCATTGACGCCGCAAGGTATATTTCGTAATGCAACTTATGGTCAACTCTTTCCAGAGTTTTTATAAACTTTCTAATGGTCATGTCGTAAACATCTGTCATAGAAAGTCCGGTACTAATCATTACAGCAATCATCTGTTCCTCTATACCAGCGGTTTTATTTCCGCTAATTTTTTGTCTGAGGCGTCGAGCTTCTTCCATATCATCTCGCAGACTTTTCTGTATTGTATCATCAGGAGGATTTAATAGATTCTGTTCTATTATTATCTTCCGAATCTTCTCAAAATCATTTTTATCAAAGACTTCTTCCCCTATTTCAAAAAATGAATTTCCAGTTCTATCTGTATAATATTGAGTTTTCTCATCGTCATCAATATGCATACATAGTCGTAACAATCCATCTAGAAAAGTTATATAATAATTTTCATCGGTTGCGACATGATAGATATAATCCAGGAAAGACATTTGAATAATTTTAGCATCTGGGACACTATTTTTATCTAACAATAAAACTTGAGCAACTGTAAAGAATTGTAGATACTTCCTCATCCTCGCAGGATAAATTAGTAAATCCTTCTTATAGGGTATCGCTTCATCATAAATATTGTAAAGGTCATAGTTTTCCACGATATCTCCTAAGCACTCTTATTTCCAAACAGTAACCACTTTCCTCTAAAAGGAAGTTGCCCTGCTTGTTCCAACCTTGATGCTCCTGTTCCACGTTTATCAAAGTGTAACCGCCCAATGCCTCCAATTACTGCTCCATTAAAAGTTTCCAATAGTTGTTGAATTATGGTATCTACTCTAGTGGTATAATTACTCAATGAGTTTATACTATGATGGGAATATGCTTCCATCATGATAGTAACAGTTCCAACAGTTCTATTATCTGGAGTTAGCCCAAAAGGATATATCCTGAGAAGGCTCACTTCTTTTGTTTCAGAATCAGGCGCACCATCATCTATAAATACTCTATAATCATCAGTTGTTCCACTTCCATTCCAGATAAGTGCCGCCTTTTGTGAGCGCGTTAAATCTGATTTATCCCAAGCATCTGCACTATTATATTTCAATAGTCTCCAAATTAACTCATTTTCATCCATCAGATGCGTAATACAATTATAAGAATAGAGAGGGAAGTCTGAATAAATATTATAAGGATTTATTACTGTCGAAGTAGCAATCATTATACAGCCCCCCAATCAGCATGAATAGCCGACGCATTAGCATAGCCGTCTGTTAAATCGTCAGAGTCCATGTTTGTTTGAACCACACTTGCTGTCAATGTTAGTAGCCCTGTAGAACTCATAGTTTCAGTTTCAGGATTATTAAAATTATGAATACCACCACCCTGTACCTTGTAGCTTGTCCAATTATCCTCATTACCAAATAAGAATCTATCATTTGGGGCAATCAGGTTTGTAATTGAATTTAATTGAACAACAATTCGTAAAAGCCCACTAGGACTAACTACCTTACTACCACCTGTACTATAGTCTCTATTTTCCGTAATAGCATAATCTAAAATACATGGTAGGGATTGTCTTACTGCATTGGCATCAATCCATCTCAGGGTGTTGTTGCATCTCCTCACTGTGCATGTGGATGTTAGATTAGATAGATTTCCTGTATTGATAGTAACCCAATAGTTGCTATCAAATATAAACAGTGCGCCAATTCTGACACTTTTTGTTATATCTTTAAACAGTAATTTTTTCCAATCATCTCCTTGATTTGCGCCAGTGGTAGTATTAACAACATGATTTATTCTAACGTCTAAGTTAGAATATGTACCAGATGCAAAAGATATTTCTTCTTCTATAGTATACCAATCACTAGAATTATAGAATTGGTCATCTACTATAGCTTGTGTTTCTGCATGATAATCTGTTTTTGGAGAATTACTTAGGTTATCCATATAGACTGTATAATATTTATATGCCATATCTTATTCTCCACTAAATTCGCCAGAAAGCCAAGAAGTCCAGTCGTTGTTAAGCCACGCGTACTCTGTGATTGTCTGACTAATTTTCTCCCTAAGTGTTATTAGATAGTTTGATTTTTCTCTCAAGTTTTGAGACTCTGAAAATGTCTTAAAATCCTTATCTTGAACATGTAGATTTGATTGTCGAATATCTTGTAGCTCTTTGGTTGCCCATTGCTCTACCATCATCAGCGATAGTATTGTTTTATTTTCATCTGTCAAAGTTTCCGTGAATTTGTTTGTATCATCATCCCTGGTTAAATCTTGGTCTGAATACTCTGTAAATCCTGGAATTGCTAAAACAAGAAATCCTTGTAAATATGTCTCAAAATATGAGGGGTCAGCAGTGTATAAAGCATCTAATTTCCAATCTTTTATTTGTTGGAGGAATAAGTCATAGACCTCTGAATAATCTGTGGTCATTTTAACCTCCCGTTATCTATTATTTATCTTTATCAATATCATTATAGTTCTTAGTATTTTCTGCTCTACCAGCTATATCTATTCCGGTAATCTGAGTAACTCGATATATAAGATTCATATCCACATTCTCATCGTTAACCAAAGCTGTTTCAAGCATCTCGGCAATATTCTCCTGTTGTCTTTCATTGGCACTATTGAAAATGCCTAGCGCACTATCAACATCTCCTGTCATAACTTCAAAAATTTCTTTCTTTGTTAAAATCTCAGCGTAAGCATCATCTAATCCGTGTCTACGAACAACATTTTTATTCATGATATAAAGAAATCCGCTTTCTACAAAGGATGGATTGGTTTCCATAATTCCAACCAAATCTTGATACATAATGCGTTTTTCTTGACCCATGTGAGTAAAACGGAAAGGTTTGCTATTGTTCCTATTTTTGGATGTTGAAAGATTTAAGATATGTGGACACAGACTAATAACCCTAATATATTTATCGGGCCTAATGGCTACATATTCATCTTCTTCTTCGTAGTCATATTCTTTGGTAGCAACTGTATCCTGTGTATCCTTGGCCGTTTTATCGGCATCGGCCTTAACTTTGGCCTCATCTAAAAGAACCTGCATTTTCTCCATTTCTTCTAACAATTGAGCCTTGGTTCTTTTATCCGGTGATTTACTTTTTGCGGTAGTCATTTTCTCCTCTAGGACTATAAGATATATTATTTACGTTATAAAATATAAAGAGGGTGGGAGTATTTCGTCCCACCCATCTCTAAAAATCGCTGTTAGCTTAGTGCAATTGTTGCGGCCAAGCTGTTGGTTGCGATACCAACACCCCATGCTTTGTATAGGGTAGTATTTTGTTGCAGGTTTGCATTATCGAAAGAGCCATTGGTATTAGCCACTGTGCTACCTTCTAACACAAGTTTAACCAGTTTATCATTGCCAGGAGCAATAATCTACAGGGTTGTATCACTAATGGATACGGCAAACTCTGTTCCCCAATCAGCTACTTGCGGGAGAGCCATTGCGTCATATCCAAACACATTCTTTACATAACCCATTGTAGCGAACTCGCTTGATAAATCATAGCGATAGTTAGCGTCATCGGGAAGAACGTTTTGTAGGGCACGTTGCGTACCAATAAGAATCGGTTTTGCATTGCCCCATGCTCCAACCTTTTGTGCTAGACGAACAAAGTCATCTTGTGCCCAACCAGTAACTTTCAACTGAGTGTCACCAGCAGTTCCAGTTAAAGCGGCCATAGCTGTAGCAAATGCGTTATAAGCATCTAGTGCCATTTGGCTTTCAATACTCTTAATAGCCTTTGTAGCAAATTTTGCTAGGGATTCTGCACCAGATAAAACACGGTACAAAGAAACACCTACTGTTAATTCGCGCAATTCGGGAAGGATGGTTACCTGACCCCTGAATTGTTTACGAATTTCAGATTGGCGCATACCACGACCAGCTTTTGACACAACAAATAGGTCGCGAGGTTCGATATCGAATGCCGCACTATCTCCGTATCCGATGGTTCGAATATCGGTATAAAGACCGATTGTATCAATCAAAGTATCTGGAAGAACCGCGTCAATCAGTTGATTAACAACAGCAAATGATGCCCACTTTAGGGTTGGGTGAGATGCCCAAACTTCCAGAGGGAATGTATCAATGCTTCCGATTCCAGCAACGCGAAGAATTTCTGCCTTAAGAGCAGTATTCAGTTGCTTTTCTTTTTCTCCAAAGGAAATCGTATCGCCATCGGCGTTGCGAGATTCAAAGGAAAGATTTTTTGTACCGTTTAGAGAACGGTATTGATTCCAATAATCTTGGAACATAATATATAATTTGTCGTTGCCTCCAGCGGCAAAAGTTTTAACACTCATAGGTAATCTGTTCATATTTGTCCTCCTATTATAAAGACCTTGTTAGCTTAGGCAAGTGCCAAGCATTCCATTTTGTAGGCTGTAATCCGTTGCGTACCAATACTACCAAGACCGATAGACAAGGTTTTAGTTTCCATTAACCTAAAGGACACCACACTAGCCGTTTGAGTTGCTCCCCAAGTCAGTTGAAAATCTGCATTTGTTGCATTGACGAAAGTATTTGTTGATTTAGTTCCAGTTAAACCATCTTCACTAAAAGTAACAATATCACCAATTTGAATCTTAACCGCTGTACCAATTTCACCTATAGGTAAAATAAAATTACGCGGGTCAGGGTCTAACCCTTTATACTTGCTGGCTGTTAAAACCACTTCGGGTTCTGCCAACATCCACAAATGAGTTAACCCAGGTGCGGCTGTTGCAGGGGCAGTAGCCACCCACACTTCCGTTTCACCGCTTGTTGAAGAAAGTGTTTCTAGTCGAAACACAAAGCCGTTTTCCAGTGCTGACGCACTTTTTACGGGTCGAACATAAGCGTCAACATTTTGTGCCGCCACTTTATCTTGTACTATTACTCCATATGCCATCGTAATCCTCCTAAATAATTAATTACTTTATCTTCTTGACTCTGATTAATTCCAGAGTGAATCGGAATCTTCTTTTTTACCGAAAACGGTTTCTACGCGAATAAAATCCTCTTCTGGTTCTTCTTTTGCATCTTTAGATGCAACAAATGCTTGTGCTTTAATAGCATTTTTCCAACCATCGAGAGTTTCCATAGAAAATTCTTTAGCATCTTCACGCGCCTTTTTAACAGCGTCTTTTCCAAGAACTTCCTCAACTTCGCTTAAAACGACATCGACATCGTAATCGAATCTTTTTTGTTCAACATCTGCTTTATAGCTTGTTAATTCAGCATTTTCAGATTCCAATTCGGCAATCCTGTCGGATATTGTGGCAAAGAGTTCTGTTTCGTCTAGTTCATTAACACCAAACAACCCCATAAGACTATCCATAAAGGATGTTTCTTCTTCGCCTTCTTCCTCGGCCATTTCTTCTTCTTCCCCTTCTTCTTCGGCCATTTCTTCTTCTTCGCCTTCTTCCTCGGCCATTTCTTCTTCTTCCCCTTCTTCTTCGGCCATTTCTTCTTCTTCTACTTCTTCCTCTGCTTCCATTGTTACATTTTCGTCTTCTACTTCTGCTTCTGTTTCAAACCCTAGGTTTTCAGCATCGTTTTCGACTTGTAATTCTTCCTTATTTTCATCCATGCTTAAATTCTCCTTTGTCCCTTCGACATCATCGGTTAGGGATACGCTATCGAAATATGATAATAGCTCATCATCGGCCATATCCATTTCATCAGTTAAATTTGTAGCCCACCGTTTGGAAATATTTCCTCCATATAGTTGCCAAAGTATCCATTCTGGACTTGACTTGTCAGATGGTCTATCAACACTTTCTCTTGCAAAATATTTTGCAATTTGTCTTGCCCTTTCTGGTATAACCGCATCCGAACGGATAAGGTATTTAGCCAAAGCAATCGCTCCCGTTGCCCCTTTTATAACTCCTCTCTCATAGAGAGTTAAGCCATTTTGAGCATTTTTCTTTACCGCTTTGGGTATGGAAAAATCAAGTTCGGAATACTTCTTAAATTCAAGACGATATGCTGTATCATACTCTTCCCGTTCTTTTGCGAAAGATACCATCTGCATATTTGCTCCTGGGGATGCAGGTGTGACAAAATCGCCAAGTACGGTAATTGCCGTATAAGCAAATGATAACATTTCAGATACGCCGTCAGTATCGGCTTCACTATAGTCGTAGACTTCCATTTCAACAGATACACTCTTGTTAGCCTTATCCGATAATTTAAATATCTTTATAAACTCTGTGGCATAGCGTTTCCAAATCTTAGCAACAACTTTCAAAGACGTTCTTCCATCCTCTCTTGTTATATATTTTTCCGTATTGGGGACAATAAATCCCGCAATCAAAGATTTGGTTTCGTTATGTGTTCCAAAATCATAAAAATAAGGGTCAAGTTCAAAAATTACTGGTTTTTCAAAAATTGTGTAAGCAGTTTTCCTTAGTGTATCCACAGAGCAGGTTAGGTCGTGCAAGTTATCCCCTGATGAAAACGCTTCAATTTCAGCCGTTGCAAATTGAGAACTATTTTCATCTTCTAAAAACTCTATGTTCTCAACTGCGAATTCTATTTTTCTAGTCACTGTATACTCACACCTCCTTCCCGCTTTTCGACATAAGCCGTATAAATAGCGGGGCATTGCCCAACATTGTTCTTAGTCTATTAGACCGTCTAAAATATCTTGTATTTCCCCTTTTTGTAATCATGGGTATTCCATTTTGTAAAAGATATTTCTGCACAGGAGAAGGGAATGTTATAATATCCTTATCTCTCGCATTGCGCACATACATGATTGATTACACGAAATAATAAATCGCTATAGTTAAGCTACCTGCTGTAACAGAACTCCAAGCGGCGGCTGTAGTGATTATAATCGTTGGTGTTTTTGCGGCGGCATGATACTGTGTACCAGCAGGAACTCCAAGACCAATACCACCAGCAACGTCAGAAAATACGTCGGGTGTTCCGGTATTATATCTATCAACGTCTGTTCCATCGCCTACCGTGATTACTGCGCTTGTATCTCCAGCAAATCCCACAAGAGCGGGTTGTAATACTGCCATATATACAACAGCCCCGATAGGAATATCTTCTGATAACTCATAAGTACCTGTAGTTGTTGCTCCGGTAAAATCTCCGAATGCTACAGTCGCTTCTATCTTATTCATTGCCCCCAAGGATGCCCCGTCTTTTATTTCTCCTAAAAGAGTTCCGATTCCTGCTCGTTGGTGAGCTTCGTTCGAATTGTTCAATTGCGTAATTTGTGTTGCTGTTAAAGCCATAATTTAATCCTCCTAAAATTTGTTGATAAAATGGATATTTTATTTATCCGTTATAAATCATATTCGTTTGATGCTTCGGCTTCCCTCGCTACTATCTGAGCCTGTATGCTTTTATATGTGTTTGCTAAATCCACAATAACATTTCTTACATGAGCATCAAGCAAGTTTAATTTTTCTTGGTTTGTAAGGTCATCAAAGATAATTGGACTTTCATCCGTTCCATGGTCACCAAAACCTTTATTAAATAAATACTCAGCCGCATCGCCAACAATAGATTGAATTGTTGTTGTCGGTTTTGTATATTCAAACTGTACAGTCGTATTCGTACCATCAACCAAAAATGTGGCTGTCATAAAATTCTCCTAATCTATCAACCCGATTGTTTGCAAATCTGCAATTAAAGAACCAAGCACATCGGCTAGTTCATCAATCGTGGTAGAGTTTGCATCATAGGTTCTATCTGTTGATACATTGCTTGGTGTATAAGTTTGTGCAGTTCCAACAACCAACCCTTCGCTGATTGTAACATCTGCGTTAATTCTCAGAGTTTGATTCGCTGGTATAGCGTCCATGACCCCGTAGAGAATTGCATTCGTTATTTCAGTAGCTAAATCTGTGCGGTCTCTAGAATCCACAACAAGGATGCTTGAGCCTGTTTGATAACGACCAGAATAATACCCAATAAGTATATTATTACTTCCGCTCGTTGTATACCCTGCTTGATACCCAATAAATGTATTCGCATTGCCACTTATAAGCGAAAAACCAGAACTTGCGCCAATGGCGATGTTATTAAAACCAAGAGCATTGTTCAAAGCTAATTGGCCTACGCCAAGATTATTATTACCAGAAATCAAATCTCTCAGCACCCCTGTACCTATGCCAGTATTGCTGTTTCCATCTTCAATATTTCGACCTGAATCAGTTCCTAAGAAAGTGTTATTTGTTCCGGTAGTTATATCTCGTAACGAAATTTGCCCTATGCCAATATTATCAACTGCGCTTGACGCAATATTTCCAGCACCAGTACCTATAAAAACACAAGTAGTGTCAATTCCACCATCGCTAAACAACACTCCCCGTTCATCCACCCCTGCCAGCACATTCCCCGAACTATCTTGCCATTCGGTTAAGTTAGCTGTTTGTGTTGCATTAGCCTTTACTATTAATTGTTGAGTGTCTTGGTCTCCAATAATATTTACATAAGCGTTGAATAATGCTTTTACGCCAGTCACAGAACCTTCAAGATAAAACGCCGCTGTTGCACCAGTTCCAGTCAAGGAGTTATTTGAAAGCACTCTAAAGACTGTGCGCGAATTCGTTGCCGCATCTACTCTTGCCGCACCAACGCCCCCAATAAATCCATCAATGCTTGCACCAGAAGCAAACAAAAATCCCGACCCCGCGTACGCACCCGTATCTGTATTGTGATTAACAAAAGTAAAAACCAAATGATTACTTCCGCTGGTTGTAGCATATAATCTGCCTGTTGTGCCATCTAAAGCGATATTTATATCTCCGCTTACATAAGATATTGTCGGACTAGCCCCAAGTTTCAAGTCTCCAAGAACGTCAAGCGCAACGGTTGGCGTTGTATTTATTCCAACGTTCGCGTTTATCCTTAGCGTTTGATTCACTGGTATAGCGTCCATTACTCCGTATAAAATAGAATTTGATAATTCTGTTGCTACATCTGCTCGTAATTGATTATCTACAATTAGTAAATTTGAGTTCGTCGTTTGACGATAACCAGCATTTCTGCCAACAAAGATATTCATTGCGCCACTTGAAATTGTATATCCCGCATATGAACCAATGATGGTATTTTCGCTTCCTGTTGTTACTTTATAACCTGAGTAACCACCAACCAAAACATTATGTTCGTTTGAATTTCCGCTAATACCATACCCAGATTTATGACCTAAACAAGTATTATAATATCCCGTTTGATTTTGATAGCCAGCCTCATACCCAAGATAAACCACTCCTGCCGCTGATGTCATCCCAAATCCCGCTCGATATCCAATTACTACCGCACCGCCAGACAACGAAGAATATCCCGCCTGATAACCCATAAATATTTGGCCTTCGCCAGTTTGATGACTTGGCGCAAGTCCTGAACCAATAAATATACTTTTACTTCCCGTTGTTACACCAGCCCCCGCGTTACTGCCTATAAATACATTATCACTACCTGTTGTAAGGGAAACACCAACACTTCTCCCTATACCAACATTGTAGTCCTGTGATTGTCCAGACACTCCCTTTAATGCTTCGTTTCCAAGTGCAACGTTACTGCCTCCGGTTGAGTTATATCTAAGCGCACCCGCACCGATTGCTACATTGTAACCACCTGATAAATTCCAATATGCCGCGCCCGTCCCATAGAATAGGTTATATTTTCCGGTAGTATTAGTATATCCGGCATTTGCTCCAATTGCTAAGTTTCCAACGCCAGTTGTTACCCTTAGTGCTTGACTTCCTATCGCCAATGTGTCATAGCCCGAAACCATCAACCCCAAAGCGTTGAGACCGATGGCAACAACGCTTCCGACATCAGTAATCGAATCGCCAGCACCTTGCCCAATAAACACATTATTTACTCCTGTCGTAAGGCTCGCTCCTGCGTTTCCTCCCGCCAAGAAATTGCTTGTTATACCAGTTAGCCCGTAACTTTGTATCACGCCTTTGTTGTCAATTCCAGCTACCACTGTACCGTCTGATTTTTGCCATTCAGTTAGATTAGATGTCTGGGTTGCGTTAGCCTGAATGATAAACGAATAATCACCGTTTGGCCGGAGTGCAAAATCATTAACACCGCTAGTTATTCCAGTACCAAGTTGCCAATCTGTTGTTTCAGCAGTTCTGAAATATAAAATTGCATCTCGGTTAGTTGCTCCTCTACTAAAAAACATTTGTGAATGGTCAGTGCCTTTCATTTGAATGGTTGCATTAGTACCGGAAATATCTAAATCATAGGTTGGATTATTTAACCCAATCCCGACTCGCCCGTTCAATGTGTCCACACTCAAGACCGGACTTGTATCGGCTTGCTGAACCTCGAAGAAACTTGTTGCATCAGTCCCAATCATCATATCGCCAGCTACTTCAACATAGCGACTATCAAGCCCCGCTTCCGCGGGTGTCTGATTCGTAAATACACTCAAACCACTATCCCATGCAATCAAATCGTTATCTGCAACACTTGAAACGATTACGTCACTCAGCCCTTTCAGTCTGGGTGTA